GGCGTTCTTCACTGTATCTAATTTCTTACTTTCGTAAGGTTTATGCCATTTCGAAAATCTCTGTCTTTTTCTAAGAGTATTTATGAAAAACAAGTATTGAAGACGGCCACCAGTACTATGTCTGATATTCATCTCGTTTACTAGAAAGACTGCATCTTGGTGATAAGATAATGCCTTATTGATTAAGAATGGTTGATATGCTTTCTCTTCGATATCATCAACCATGATATCTTTTTTGTCGTAAGAGACCGACTTAACGAAGTCGAATGGATTTCGTTTTGACACTTAAGTGTTTCTATTCATAGAATCAACTAGGGCTTGACCAGTAAGAGCAGTGCCAAACATATGTTTAGTTCCGTCTTGTTGAGTTCTCTCAATTGTGCCGTTATTGAATTCAATATCGGTAACACACTTGCCTTCTGAAGTATCTTGTGGTCTGTCATCGTACCACATAGAGTTTATTGAATGTGCATGTATGCCCTTGACTTTACCTGACCATTCTTCTGCGGCCAATAATTGTCTTTGAAATTCTACTATGTTATTATGTTCTGTCATTTTTTATATTCTGTTTGTGTTGCTTTATTGATTTTATCTGCATTTCTTTGCCAAGACCTTTCTAACCAGTCATTCATAAAGAAACTAAACCATTGTCTCAATTTACCCATTATGCTTCCTCGTTAGGATTCCACATAACTAAGTTTTTAGTTCTGAGTCTGTTAGCGACAATACGATATCTGTTTCTTTCTTCTGTCCATTCTTTTAACCATTTATGTCCATCTCTCTCTGCATCAACAAAGATTGCATTGGTAAATGCTAATGGTAATAGTATTGCAATATGTATGATGATACTAATTAGAGTATTGTAATTAAAGAACCCTAAGTAGTTTGCAGCCAGAAACCCAAAGAATACACTCCATACAGTAAACAAAACTAACATAAAGTAAGTTTGTAAACTTGGGTCGGGTATATATTTTAATGGATTATATTTCACATCCATAACTCTTCGCCAAGCATTCACGAGTGCAAATGCAAATCGTCTGAATCTACTTGGTTTTTTCATTATTGGTTCTACTTTCATTTCATTCTCCTATTCTATGTGATTTCTCACATACTCTTTTATTACATGCATACCATATGTTGCCCATGTAATTACTATTAAACTCCATACTAATAATTCAATCACTTAAACTTGCACTCGGACATAATCTCGGTGAGACATGCGGTGAAGTTAATTTCTGAATCCATAGCGAATGCAGCCTTGTATTGATAATCAGCGATGAACAAAACAGCTGCAGGTATAGAACTTGGTTCTAATCTTTGTTCGAGTGCATCAAATATCTTACGATATAAACCATTGAAATCATTATCAGAATTTTGAGCGACCCATTTTCTCATGGCGCCCCAGTTTTTACCTGCAATCATATCAATCAATGGTGTCAGTTTTTCTTCTGATAATGTCGCTAATAGACCACTATCGATTACACCACTTGCACCATATCGTTGAACTTCGTTGATACATCGTCTGAAATCTGGAAAGAACTTTAGTATAAGTTCTACTAATACCTTCTCATCATACTTAATACCCTCATTGTCACATATAGATTTTAGTCTATCTAGACCACCCATTGCGAGTGCTTGTTTTTCGTTCTTGGGTATTGAGAAATCAATTACAGTACATCTACTATGTAGAGGTGCAATGATTCTATTCTTGTAGTTACATGTAAAGATAAACCTACAGTTACTTGAGAACTCTTCTATGAAGTTTCTCAATGCAGGTTGTACTGAGTCAGCAGATATATAATCTGCCTCATCAAGTATGACCACTTTCGGACCACCTTGAAGAGATACAGTAGATGCGAAGTTTTTAATCTTTGTTCGCAAAGTGTCGATAAGACGGCCCTCGTCACTGCCATTGATGACAATGAAATCAGCTCCTAACTCATTACAGAGTGCCTTAGCGACCGTTGTTTTGCCTGTACCTTGTGAACCACAAAGCATTAGATTTGGTATCTCGTTATTAGAAACAAACTCTCGGAATGTTTTCTTAACGCCTTTGGGTAGTATAGTATCGGCAATGATAGTAGGACGATACTTTTCTACATATAAAAATTCATTTGTATTCATAATTAAGAAGAACAAACCCCTCCGAGTGTTCGTGTATTAGACCATTGATGATGAGATTCTAATACTCCCATGAAAGTAGCGGAGACTGGCGCTGTTTCACACATAAGTATTTATGCTAAGCGCTGTAAGAACTATCTGGTTCTAAAGCAATAAAGTATTCTAAAGCCAAATCTTTATTATTGAAATGAGATATGCCTTTTGAGGATACTGCAACTGAGTAGTTGCCATCTAAAACTTTCAAGTTCTCAATCTTGAAATTCATGGTGAATGTGTCACCATTGCCTTCGCCAACAGTTCTACTGAATGTGTTCGAAGTTGTATTCTTCTTATCAGTTACTTGCATCTGAATTTTAGTCCCATCAGATGTAAGTATCAAATCATTAACACCCAATACTGAAGCTGCCTTTTGCAATTCAGTTAGAAGTGTAGAAGATAATTCTATATTAATCTCTGCATCTGGCATAGTAATCATCTTCTCTGGTGAAGTGACCATACCCTCTGAGGCATAGAAGTAAGTTAGAGATGTATCAGCATCAGCAATACTCAATGACGAATCATTGAAATTGAATTCTGGATTCTCTAATAGACTAGTTGCACCTAGAAATTCTACAAGATTGTAGATACTAAATGACTTGTCGAATGTTTCTGGTATCGTAGCGACAGCCAGAATATTCTTCATGTTAGATATCGTCTTAAGTTGATTACCTGAATCAACTTTGATACCCGAATTAATTGTAGCGAAGTTTTTTAATATCGCCTTTGTTTCACTTGAAATTTTCATTTCTTAGTCTCCATTTTTATCGTGATTATTTAAAGCAAGAAATCCATAATGAATTACTTTCAAAAGGTCGGCACGATTTTTCCCACCCTTTTTGCCATATCGTTGGGCATACTTTAAAATATTCCCAATACAAAAACCTTCACCGTGTCCTGCATCCATAATGAATTCAGTTGCCTGATACTTGTTCAGACTGTAGTGTTGGTCATAAGTTGAATCTACATATTGAGAGAACTCTTTTAGAAGTTCTCCCTCATTGTATTTGTAGTCAATGCCTCTTTGGACTTTGTTTTTTGACTTAGTAAATAAACCCATATTAATCATTATACTCTTAAGAGTCTGTTTCGTCAACAGGGTTTTCTAAATGCACACCATCATCGACTTTGGTGTAAAGGTCAAGAACAGCATTTCTAGTTTCTTCGTCAAATCTAGATATGCACATTGTAATCGCCTTTAGTTTGTCACCAAACATCTTGTAAGCACTAACAATGTGAACTAACCTTCTGGTCGTAATCACATCATCAATGGCGCCTTCGTAATAAGTCTTTCTGATTATGTCAGCCCAATCAACTAGTTTCTTAACGAAGTCATCGTCAGCATCACCAGTCAAAGCCATTTCTTGTTTAAGAATGTTTCTCTCAACAGTCACAGGTGGGTATTCTTGTTGCATGGTGATAGCGAATCTTTCGAGCATCGCCTCATTCATGATTTGAGTACCAATGAACTTGCCATCTTCAGACCCTTGGCCCTTAGTGTTGGCAGTTGCGACAACAGTGAAACCAGGAGTCGGTGTAACCCACTCACCAGTTTTCTTGATTAGGTAACCTTTACCTTCAAGAACTGATTGTAAACACATCATTTTGTTAGACCCTAAGTCTACTTCGTCAAGAAGAAGAACAGCGCCTTTTCTCATTGCCTTGATAACTGGACCTTCTCTGAAGATGATGTTACCATTCTGTAAAGTGTGACCACCCATTAGGTCGTCTTCGTCTGTCTCAATAGTGATATTGACTCTGAAGAGTTCTCTCTTCAACTGAGCACAAGTTTGTTCAATCATTAATGTTTTACCATTACCTGAAAGACCTGTCACAAAGAAAGGAAAGAATATCTTAGATTTAAGAATGTTCTTAACATCTTTAGCATGACCAAAAGGTACATAGTTTGACATCTTCTCAGGAATGATTTTGACATCACTCATGATATTCACACTCTCAGATTGAGCGGCAACAGGCATCTGCTGAACCCTCTTGGTCTGAGGAACTGCAAGAGGTTCTGGTTTATTAGAAACTGCAATAGTCGTGCCGTTATTATCGACAGCAAGAATAGGTTGAAGATTAAAGACTGAACCATCTTTAAAGTTATACCTGTTTGACTTCAGCCAATATGGAAAATGTCCTAACGAATTGAATTGCTCTTTCGTGAATTGCAATTGATTCGGATATTTTTCCTTTAATGCCTGAATAAATTCTTTCCTGTCAGGTGTCAGGTGGAAATTTGCATTCCCTATATTAATCGACTCTGTTGGGTCGTATGTCCACTTACTCATAATTTGTCTCCGTTAAAGTAGTTTTATTTCTCATCAGTTATTATCCTATCAAAAAGTGAGGGTCATTGTCAACCCTATTCAATTTCTTTTAGTAATCTTTCCATGTCAATTGCAATAGAAGTCTTCTGACCTTTTCTCATTGTAGTGTATGAATCGTTATTGACCCAAAATCTAAATGCCTTGCATTCAACCTCTTCTTCGCCACAAGCTTGTTGTCTTGGGCAATCAAACTTTACACACGGTCCTTTACCGACCTGTTGTATAGCTTCTTGAAATTTGTCTATGTTTATT